GCATAGCTGATTCAAATAGTGCATTACGTAATTCAGATATACCATTTGATTCTTCTAATTGATCATGGATTAATCTTTCCATGTTTCTTGCAGCTATCTGTGCAGGATTAATACTAGGAGCAGGGATAGGAGAACGTCCTTCTGTTAAAACTATTTCTCCATCTTGTCCTACATAATTATCTTCTAATGAAGATAAAAAGCTATCACCACTTGTTAAAGTAGCTCCGGCTTTTAATACTTTACCATCTCCTTCAAATCCTACATCAAAAGGATTTTCTTCAAACTCTACTTGAGATACATCTATACCACTTTCTATTTGTGGTCCTTCTATATTTACTGGAGCTTGATTTAATTCTATGTGAGCTTCTTTGGCTACACCTTCTGGTAGCCTTGTTTCTTTTACTGATATTGGAAACTCACCTGTTCCAAACAGTACGTCAATAAGTTGTCCGTAAGCAGCTACTGTTTTAGTTTTAGTAACTTTAATAAATACTCTTGACTTTTCAGATTCTCTAAACCTAACACGCTTTCCATAAAGACCTCTAAAGTTTTGATAAGATTGTAACCATCTATCTTCATCCCCTTGTCGAGCTCTTTCTGCATCTGCAAAACGACTTTTAACAATGCCTACGAGGTTTCTACTTTGATCTTCTTCAAGCTGTAACGCTTTGCCATCTTCACCTTCAACGTCTTCGTAGATGTTGTCAGCATTTAGAAATGTATTTTCTTCCATATTAATATCCAAAAGTAGAATCAGAAGCCTCAAATGTACGTTGCTTTAAACGTATCATATCTGAGATAGGGTCTGACATTCTAGGTCTACTCATTATTAAATACCTTAGTGCATCATAAGCGTGATCCTGTGCATGTGTATCTACATCCTCAGGATTCGTTTTAGACAAAGGTATGCTTTGTAATTCTTTTATTAAGCTAGGGCAAGTGTTAAATATTTGCAAACGTGGTCGTGTTTCTGGGTTTGCTTGTTTTAAATATTCGTGTATTTGCACTTTACCTGCTATTCTATTTTTATCTGCCCTTCTAAGTTTATGTCCTGATTTAATTAAGACTTCACCTATTGTAGGACCTGTGTACCCTGTTCTAGCCCATGCTGCAGTATCTAATACTCCCGGAATAGAACGGTACTCTTCTCTTTCTCTTTCAGTTATCTGTGCTCCAAGTGCTTCACCTGTAAGACCTTTTTGATAAAGTTCTCTATAAATAATGAGGGTCTTATCTTGTGGATCAACAGCAGCCCAGAGACAACAGCTTTCCGAAGCATAACCGTAGTCAATCCCCTTGACTCTTTCCCAATGTAAGGGTATGTCAAATGGTGCTACTACGTGTACAGATGGATCAAACTCTACAAAAGCTGCTCCTTCATTTACTTCCCAGTTACCTTCTAATAATTGTTTTCTTTGGATTGGAGGTAGTGAAAGGAGCATACGTTCATACTCACCATCTTTTGCTAAGTAGGGGTTGTCTGCCAACTTAGCCGGAATAAACTTTCTTGTTAAACCATCAGAGCCTACAAAAGATTTGTTAGGTTCATCCGATTCCAAATATCTTTTCTTTACCCAGTGTGCTCCAACACCTCCGGGGTTTGCAGTACAACGTAAATAAGTTTTTATACTAGGGTCAGTTGTTCTTAAACGTGAAGCTAAATAGTTCCACCCGAACTCAGTTGGTAAGTGAGTTATCTCATCAAACCCTATCCAACTGTATGCTTGACCTTGATATCTATATACGTCTGCATCTTTTTCCAAGAAACCAAATTCTATTTTAGCTCCACTTGGAAAGTTCCAAATCTTTTCTACTTCTCTAAACTTTGCACCGGGAAAAGCTTTTGGATATAATTCTCTACTCTTATCTATGAGTTCTCTTAGTTCTGGCATAGACCTTCTAAGTATTAAAGCTCTATGTCCTTTAACGTGACAAGACCTCAATGGGTCTATCAACATGGCAAAACTTTTACCACCACCGGCAGCACCACCATAAAGAACATCTTTTTCGTCTGCTGCTAAAAAGTCTGTCTGTGGTCCTTCGTTTGGCATAAAAGCAACAAACGAATTAGTTTCATCTAGATGAGCTTGTACCGAATCAGCTAAAGTAGTAACGTCAGATTCTGTTACTACCTTCCCCTCTTTTGATACTGTCCGTTCATCCGATGCGTTCTCAAACTTACGGATCGTTGTTTCTTGTTGTCTGAGTGTTTGTTTTTTGGACCGTAATTTCTTTTCGAGTTTTTCAACTGTTTTCCTCTTCGAAGTTAATGATTTTTTTGCTGCCATCTTTTTCTTCTGTGCAGCAGAATAAACATATTTAGATTTAGACCCTTTAGGTCTTCCTCCTTTCTTTCGAGGTGTTCCGTCTTTCTTAAGTATAAGGTTGCCTTCAGAATCTGTCAAGTATTGAGTTGAATTTATTTCTGTCGTATTCTTCTTGTTTTTCTTTGTCATACTTTTTATCTATATGTTTTTTTAACCCCATTCTTGAAAGCTTACGGTTAGTACTAGCTTCTAACCAGTCAACTGCAACAGCTAAACTAATCTCGTCATTCCTTACCATTTGTGATACAACATCTAAAGCGTGTATCTGTTCCTCAATAGGTTTTAAATAACCTTCTACTTCTGCATCAACTTCATATCCAAAAGGAATAGTTGATGTTTTTCTTTTTATATATCCTTCTTTCATAACTGATTGTGTTGTCTACGTAACAATTTGTTTTCCCAATCTTCAATTGCTTTAGCAATACTTTCCTCTGCTAAAACAGAACAATGTAGTTTAATAGGTGGTAGTTCTAAAGCTTCTGCAATATCCTTGTCTTTAATTTGTTTTGCTTCTTGTATTGTTTTACCCTTGAGCATATCTACAAACAATGTAGATGAAGCAATAGCAGAACCACAACCATAAGTTTTAAACTTTACATCTTCGATAGTATTTCCATCAAGTTTAAGTTGTAATCTCATTACATCACCACATGCAGGAGCACCTGTCATACCTGTTGCAACATTAGGGTCTGTAGGGTCAAACCTACCAACTGCATGTTTCTCAGGTTCATTAAGAACACTTTCAAATCGATCTACTACTTTCTGTGAGTATGCCATTACTTTTTAAATATCCTATCCCAGTTATCATCAAACTCTTGTTTAGATACTGACGTTTTTCTAGGTCTTGAACCTTTACCCATACGACCACCATTTTTCTTATTTGTCATAAGAACTGGCTTTTCATTGCTTCCTATCTGTGGCATCTTATTTAAATATAATTGAATTAATATACATTAATAACAACATTAGTCCTAACATAGTAACTTGAATTACTGACATGACAGCTACAAGTGTTAATTGTTTTTTAGCTAACCAACTTAATTCTTTTTCTTGCCAATCTTTCTTTGTTACCATTTAACTTTGTCAGCCCAATAAGCTGCTGACATTTTTCCTTTTGCTATGTTTTTCCTGTGTCTAGCCTTAAAAGACTTTCGTTTCATTGTTGTTTTACGAGATTCTCCTGCTTTAGGTTTACCTGCAGTTTTAGCACCTTGTTGTCCAAAACGAATAGTTTTAATTTTAGAACCTTCTTTAGCCACAACTATGTGTGATTTTTTAGGATGATTAGGAGTTCTTTTAGGTTTGTTATAACCACTAACCCCTGCTCGTTTTAAACGTGAGTCCTTTGCTTTACCACCTTTTTTATAATCTTCTCTCATAGTTATTGATTATGCTGTCTTAGCTCTTGCTGCTTTCGTAGCTTTGCTAATTCTTTTTTAGTTTTAATCTTTTGATTCTGTTGTTTCATAATATTAAAATGGGTGTTTACCAATATTCTTAATATTATTTTTAATTCTGTCATATGTTTCAGGCTTATACTTTTTTAAACCTACACCTATAACAGCTAGTACTACAACTATAAAAATAAATATATCCATATCTTTACCTCCGTTTACCTTTGTGTAATCCATGCTTTGCGTGTTGCTTACCTTTTTTGGTAGCTTCTCGCTTCTTTTTATTTGCTGCTGCAAGTTTCTTACGACCTTTAGCAGTTGATTTAAGTTTCTTTATGGTAGCTGCAGGTGCGTAAACTTCACCAGTCTCTGAAGACTTCTTACCACTTGCAGTTCTCCACTTCTGTTTAGTCCATCTTTTTAAAGACTTCTGAGACTTTTTAAGTGCCATTACTTGTAGCCTCCACCTGCTGCTTTATATTGTTTTGCAAGCATCTGAGCTTTCCTAGCACTCCATTGTCCGGGTCTACCACCTTTACTGCCGGCTTTAATCTTATTAAATAATCTTTTACGCATAGTAGGCTTTGTGTAATTACCTGCTTTATTGACTGTACTTTTCTTTTTCTTCTTTGCTGCCATTATTCTTCCTTTTAATCATCAACTTTTCCCACATAACATTGTTAGCATCCAACTTCTGTTTCATCGTAGGTGTCTTCTTCTTCATACTCTATATCCTCTGCTTCTACTTCTATAGGAGCTTTATCTGGTAGAATAAAGATACCACTTGAAGCTTGCATATTAATATCTAACTTTTCAGACTTTGAAACTCCTACACGATCTAATAAAGACTGTGCAGCTACTAGTTTGTTGTTAGCCTGAGGTATTGGTTTATCAGAATCCATTATCTCTAAAAGCTTAAAAGCTGCTTTTGGAGCATTGTGAGCTAGTACATCTTTAGTTAATTCTAATACTTCATTCTTCAAAGCTTTTAAAACTTGGTAATGTCCACCAGAATAACCTGCTAATTCTGCTGCAGCTCTAGCATCTCCTTGAGTTTCTATTAGATTATCTAGAAACAGTTGTTGTTTATCCGTAAGTTTTCTAGCTTGTTGAGTTGTTGGTATAATACTGCTCATGTAAACTAGTATAAGGGCATT